TACAGCGCGAGACGAAAGAGGCCCGTCGTCCTGATGTTGACGCCCTGCTAGCCGAACTCCGCGAGGCGAGTAAATGAGCCGCTGTAAGTGCTGCGATGAGTTGATAAGCACAATCGCCACGAATCCGTGGACTGGACTACCGGATGACTTATGCCGAAAATGTGCTAAGATTGGACGACAGGCGGCAGCAGGGACATTCGATGTACCAGACGACCCGAAGCCAGGCGATTTCGTTAGGACTCTCAGACGGGGAGAGCCAGAGGACTAACCACGAAGGCTGCGGAGCCGGACACGACTTCAAGAAGCGTTTATGGGTGGTGCGGTCTTCCGGGCGGGTCGGGTGGAAGTGCCACCATTGCGGAGAGAAAGGGTCCGCCCGAGTCGAGCCAAACAGAACGATGGTTCTGAATAGGCTCCGGCCCCGCGAAGAGAACCCCGATAAGATTGAACTCCCTCACGACTTCGATTCTAACTTCCTCCATTGGCCTCCCGAGGCCCGAGCATGGGTACTGAAATATGGTATTGAAAAACCGCAAACCTGGGGCTGGTCGGAAAGCAAAGGCCGGGTTATCATCCCGGTCTACGAAGAAGGACTCAAAGGCTACCAGAGCCGCAAAGTTTTCCCCGAAGACCCCGGCCCTAAGTATCTCACACGGGGTCGCAATCTCGTCTACGGGCCGTGTGGTCTGGGTTGCGCCGACGCTGCTCAAACTGGTCCGCAAACAGGGGTTGTGGTAGAAGACGCCCTCTCCGCCGAAAAGGTAGGGCGCATATGCGATGCGTATGCGCTGTTGGGGACGACCCGATTCTCGCATGGGGATGCCTTGAAGTTTGCTCAACGGTACGCTAAAGTCTTGGTGTGGTTCGATGACAATAACTGGCAAGCCCGAAAGGACCAAGCCAAACTCGTTTCAAGGCTCAATCTGGTGGTCCCGACCGTGATGGTTAGGACAGGCAAAGACCCGAAAGAACACACGCTGAAAGAGATACAGGAGATTGTAGGTTGACCCCGACGCAATGCCTCATCATCGCCCTAGCCTCTAAGGTGGGAGCGGAGTACAAAATACCCGAACTCCCTGCTTTGGTGGTGGTGGAGTCTCGGGCCGGGGAGGAGTTGGTGGCGAAGGACCGTCCCGGTTTCGGGGTGGGGCATATGAACCATGTGACCGCCCGCGAAGTCTTGCGCAAGCATCCGCGCCTCTGGCCCGGAAAGCATACCGACGAGCAAATCGTGATACGGCTCCTGAAGGACCACGAATGGGCCATGAGGCTCGCGGCGCAGAGAGTCAAAGACACCTCCCTCCGGGCCTATAACGCGGGTGTGAGAGGGGCAAGATTGGGCCGAGGCTACCCGTACCTCGAAAAACTGAAACAGGCTGAAGCACAACTGAAGGAATGTGAATGACCGATGAAGTCAGCCTACTCAAAGTTCTGGAGTCTCGGGACGGCTACCTGAAGTATTCCCGGCAGGTCAGCGAGCACGCCCTGTCGGAAGAAGTCCAGACGCTTGTGGCCGACATTGGGGTTTGGTTCGACACGGACCCCAAGCGCACCAAAGTCTCCTGGGCCGAGTTCGACCCGTGGTTCCGCATCGTCAGGCATTCGGGCTACAAGGAGGACAAGAAGAAATACTTCCGAGAACTGTTCGAGAGGCTGTCCCATGCCGAGAAGTCGGAGCCGGATAAGGACATCATCGAACGCTTCCGAGCGGTGGAAGCCGCAACGAAGATTGGCGACATCGCGGCGGATGTGCTACAGGGTCATGGGGATGTGGGGCTTGTAGACGAGGTGATGGCGGAGTGGAAGCGGGGGCGGCTCAACGAGGCCGACATGGACCGCTTCGTGAAACCCTCCATCGGGCGGATTCTGGACATGGTGGCCCGCAAGGGCGGCATCCATTGGAGGCTCAAGTGCTTGAACGATTCTTTGGGGCCATTACACAAGGGCGATTTGGTCGTCTTTGGCAAGCGCCCCGAGTCTGGTGGTACGAGTTGGCTTGCTTCGGAGTTGACTTTCATGGCCCCTCAAACCGAGGGCAGAATCCTCATATTCAACAACGAGGAGATGGGGGAGAAGATTCAACTCCGACTGTACCAAGCGGCGCTCAACAAGACGGCAAAGGAACTGGTGGGACTGGAATCACAGGCGGACGCCCTCTATGCTGAAGCCTTGGGCGGCGACCCGCACAAGATTCTGGTCTATGACCAGCCCCGCATCTCCGTGAGGGAAGTGGAGCATCTGTGCCGGGAAGTGAGGCCGAGCATCCTGGCGTTCAATACGCTGCCCAAGGTCCACGGGTTCCATGAAGAAAAGAACGACATCAAGCGGCTCCAGAAACTCGCCCAATGGGCGCGAGAACTCGCAAAGGAGTGGGGGCCGGTGTTCGGAGTGTGGCAAGCCGATGGTACAGCCGAAGGCGAGAAGTGGCTGGACGCATCTAAACTCGCTTGGAGCAAGACCGATGTCCAGGGAGAATGTGATGTGCTGCTGATGTTGGGCCGGACCCATACCCCCGCCGAGCGGGATGTGCGGTTCCTCAACATCGTGAAGAACAAGATGGTGGGGCTCCATGATGATGCGCCGCGTCATACCCAGCACACCCTGAAGTTCGATGGCGCTCGGGCGAGATATGGAGATATGTGATGGACCCTAAAACCACCCAAATCGGCGGCTCCCACTACAAGGACATGAGGATTCAGCCCTCGGAGTTCATCTACAAGAATGGCTTGAACTGGTTCGAGGGGAATGCCATCAAATACATCTGCCGCCATCGAGCAAAGTCCGGGCGGCAGGACTTGGAGAAGGCCATCCATTACCTCCAACTGCTGTTGGCGGAGGAGTACCCATGAGGTGTAAAGACGGATTCTGTGGCGCGGACGATTGTACGCATTGCCACCCCACCCTCGACGACTGGGAGCAGAAGCAAGCGGCTTCCCTCGCTCGTTGGGAGGAATCACGGGATGACGAGGAGCCGGAATGCCCCACATTGTCCTAGACCTTGAGACGACCGTAAAGAACACAGTCGGGAGCAACAAGGGCTCTGCGTTCTGCCCGGAGAACTTCGTGGTCCTTGGTGGCACCCTTCAGGACGGGGTGGTAAACATCCGTCCAGGGGCCAAGGAAATCGCCTACCTGCTCAATGATTTCACCGGCCTCCTTGTGGGCCAGAACCTCAAGTTCGACCTCCATTGGCTTCGCCGTGAGGGGTTCAACTTCCGCGCCTTCGTCGGGCGCGGCGGGAAGATTTGGTCCTGCGACATCGCGGAGTATGTATTGAGCGCGCAGGAATCCAAGTTCGCTTCTCTCGACGACCTCGCCCCCAAGTACGGGGGCACCCTGAAGGACAACCGCATCAAGGAACTTTGGGATGCGGGCGTTGGGACGGAGGCGATGGACGCCGATATGCTGGCCGAGTACCTGAAGAACGACCTGCTCAACACGGAGAAGGTCTATCTCGGACAGGTGGAGGCCGCGACGAAGAGCGGGCAACTGCCTCTGATTGAGGCCATGATGGAAGCCGCCCTCGCGGTGGCTGAAATCGAGTGGAACGGTATGCCGATTGACCTTGGGGAACTCGACACCCAGACCGTCCGACTCTTCAACGCCCGAGAAGGGGCGATGGACGCTGTGCTGCGGGAACTGCCACCCGAAGTGTTAAGCATACTTAACATTGGCTCCCCCAAGCAAGTCTCCGCTATCCTGTTCGGCGGGACCATCACCTATGACGAGAAGGTGGAGGCGGGGACTTTCAAGACTGGTCCCAAAGCGGGACAGCCGAAGTTCAAGAACGAGGAACGGAGCATCGTCCTGCCGCGCCTATTCGAGCCTGAGCCGCATTGGCAGACCAAGACCTCTGGGGTCTACTCCGTCGCGGATGATGTCCTAGAGGCTCTGGCTGCCCGTGGGAGCGAGTTTGCCAAGGCGTTGCGGACCTACCGGGAACTGGACAAGGAATACTCGACCTACGCCGAATCCCTCCCCGGCCTCATCTACCCGGATGGGAATGTCCACCCAAATCTCCACCAGACCTCAACCAACACGGGACGGCTGTCTTCCTCCGAACCCAACCTCCAGAATCAGCCCACGGGGTCGGAAATCAAGCGGGTGTTCAAGAGCCGCTTCCCCAATGGGCGGCTGGTCAGCCTCGACTTCAAGCAACTCGAAGTCATCGTGCTGGCCTATCTCTCGGGCGACCGGAAACTGCGGGAAGACATCCTCAACGGGGTGGATATTCACAATGCGACCGGGACCGTGGTATTCCCTGGCCGGGACATGACCAAGGCCGAGCGTAGGACCGTAAAGACCGTGGTGTTTGGGCTCGCCTACGGAGGGGGTGCCAAGACCCTCGCCCAGCAAGCCAGCATCTCCGAACGCCTTGCCTCCGATGTTATAACGGCCTTCTACTCCCGCTACCCCGAAGTCAAGGAGTACCATCAGCGGGTGGTGCGGGAAGTGGAGGAGAAGGCGGAATATGCGGGGGACCGCGTTGGGGAAACGCCTTGCCGCCGGTCGTACCTGACCGGCCCCACGGGACGCAAGTATCTGTTCGTGGAAGGGCTGGCCCCGGAGGAAATCCGCCACAAACTCCGCAATCCCATCAACTTCACCCCGACCAAGCCCAAGAACTACCCCGTCCAGGGGCTTGCCACGGGGGACATCGTGCCGATGGTTCTGGGCCACATCTTCCGAACCCTCTGTGCCCGCCCGTGGAAGGAAAAAGTGAGGGTGGTGAATACCATCCACGACTCGATTGTGCTAGACTGTGAAGGAGAGGACCGAGCGGAGGCTGCCAGCCGAGCCATCCAAGGCTGGGCGCAGGAAGCCCCCGCCCTATTGCGAGAGCGGTTTGGGATTGAGTTCGATTTGCCGCTGCTCGTCGAGTGTTCCATTGGTTCAACATGGTATGAGGTAGACCAAGAATGAAAATCGGAGACAAGGTACGCATCAAGACCGGCAAGCGGGGACGGCCCCCCGTTGGGGAAATCATCGGGGAAGCCGAGTGTAACGGGAAGCCGGGCTTCCGCGTCACGACCAAGCATGGCCCAGAAATCTACAGCGTAGAGGAGTTGACCCTTGTTAACCCTGCTTGATTCTTGGGTCGTCGAAAGACCCTGCGGCGGAGTGGTGGAACTCTTCAAGCACGAAGACGACGCCGCGATGTCCTACCGGCTCCGCTACACCACCCCCGAGGGAGTCGAGTACGCGGTCGCCATGTTGCGCGAAGACACGGCGCGGTTCGTCGCTAAGAACTGGGCGCGAGGACAGACCGATGTCCCGTGGTCCCATCTGGTTGACGGCAATGTGTGGATGGACTAAGATAAGACTATAACCCCAGAGGAAGACATGGCAACAGTCAGCGGTAAAATCGAAGACCTTCTCCAAGTCGAGAAGAGCATCAAGGGCGAGATGAAGCCCATCCACTACATCGTGGTGAATGGGAAGAAATACAGCGTGGGGTTCTACCCGGCCAACTACGGCGGCAAGAAGAACCCTGCGGCCATTGGCGACGAGGTGACATTTGAATCCAAGTACGAGTTCGGTGAGAACAAGTGCGACTACACGACGCTCCGCAAGACGGGCGCGGCGGTGGCGCAAGCGGCAGTTGCGGCCAACCCCGTATCGGATGGCCTCCGCGTTCGTATGGCAGCCCTAGAGGCGGCGGTGAAGGTGCCCATTGACCTCCCCTCCTCGGACGGCTACATCGACCTCGCCAAGAAGTTTGAAGTGTATCTGAAGGGAGAGTGAGATGAAGGACACGGACACCTGGATTATGGTTCTGGCGGTTCTCGCGGCGCTGAGCCTGGGGGTCGTTCTCGGCCACGCATGGGAACGGGAACGCATCGTCAAGGCGTGTGAGACTCAGCGGGTGTTCGTGTACGACACAGGAGCCGTGGAACTGCTCTACCTCTGCCGCAGGAGCCATTCGTGAACGAACTAGTACCAGACATCCTGAACCTCATCCAGAAAGCGATTGACGGCCAAACAGTAGAGGTCAATCAAGCGGTTCTGGACCGTCTGGGCGACGACATCAAGGCCGCGTTCAAGCGGACACTCGACGGCAAGCGGAAAGCCAGAGACCCCAAGACGCTGTATGCGTCCGAGGTCGGTAAACCTTGCCGCCGTCAGTTGTGGTACGCGGTCCACGATTACGAGGGGGAAGACCTACTCCCCCACACCAAAATCAAGTTCCTCTACGGCGACATCCTAGAGGCGTTGCTTTTGGCTCTGGCCGAGGCTTCAGGTCACAAGGTCACGGACCAGCAGAAGTCCATCGAGATTCCGCTGCCGAACGGCTGGAAGATTCGGGGCCGGATGGATGCCAAGATTGACGACATCCCCGTGGATGTCAAGTCCGCCTCCACCTACGCCTTCAAGAAGTTCAAGGAAGGGACGCTGGCGGAGGATGATGGCTTCGGCTACATCGGCCAGATTGCTTGCTACGCCGAGGCGGAGAACCACAAGGGGACCGTGGGGTTCCTGGCAATCGACAAGCAGAACGGCACGATTGCCTTCGACCCCTACCACGCGACTCCGGGCTGGACCGCCAATGCCATCCCCGACCGAGAAGGCTTGGTCAGGGACATGGAATCGGAGAAGCCCCCGAAGCGGGCGTTCGAGCCGGAGCCGGACGGGAAATCGGGCAACCTGAAACTCCCGTTCAACTGCGGCTACTGCCCCTACAAGTTCGAGTGCTGGAAGGATACGAATGGCGGGGAAGGCTTGAAGGGTTTTGCCTACAGCAACGGGCCTCGCTGGTTGACCCACATCTCGAAGACCCCGGATGTCCCGCCCATTGGGCCAAGCGATGAGTGACCTAGAGGACGAACTAGAGTTCCAACTGAAGGCCGCGAAGATTCCCTACGAACGGGAAGTCCGCTTCCACCCCAAGCGCCGATGGAGATTTGACTTTATCGTACAAGACACGAAGATTGCGGTTGAGGTGGAGGGAGGAATCTGGGGCATGGGGCGGCATACTCGCGGGGCCGGGTTCGAGGCCGATGCGGAGAAGTCGAACGAGGCCAGCCTCCTCGGGTGGAAACTGCTCCGGGTCACTCCCAAACACATCCGCTCTGGTCAGGCTCT